CTGAGCACCCTTCTGAGCAACTTTGGACCCCAAACGTCGCCTAACTTGTTTGCTAATTGCTTTTCCTAGTCTTCTACCAAGAAATCCCAAGAGTGTTGTTGATAGGTCTCCACCAGCAGTGCCAGTAGCAATCAATCCACGTGTTGTTGATAGATCCTGACCCTCTTCTAATTGATTTTCTTTTGCTTTTACTTTCGCATCTTCAGCAAGTTCTTTTTGGAATTGTATCTGTTTGCCAAAAATCTCTAGTATCTGATCAAATTTAGTTTCTAATACTGCATTCTGATCAAGAATAAGTTTTTGTGTATTGAGAACATCCTGGTGAAGTACACTCAGTTTACTTGAAGATTTTTCTATCTTCGCTTCTGCTACTGTTAACTTTACATCAATAGACCCAAAAATCTTAGAAAACTGTTCTCTGAGATTTTTATCTTTTACTGGAACTGATTTTTCGTCATCACGAAGAAGATCTTGTTTTGCCTGTTCTACTTCCTGACTAGATCCAGATGATCTACCACCACCATCAGAATCTTTTTCCTTTGCTTCTGGAAATTGTGCCGTAAATCTTGCTTCTTTTGACGAATTTCTATCAGTCTCGCCATGAGACTTTCTTGGATCAAAAATGCCAAAAGTCCTACTATAAAGGTCTCCACCAAATTCACTTTGGAGTGCCTTTCCAAACAAAGATCCTGGTTGTGCTTGTTCTAGATCTGCTTCCTCTCTTCGGTTTTTTTCACCCTTTGCCATATTGGCAGCATTAAAAACCTTACCAGCCAAATAACTGGAAAAGTCCCCACTAGATGTTGCCGAAAAGTTTGCCACTATTTCTTCTTCGCTGCCTCTTGTTTTTGTTTAACTTCTTCAAGATATTGCATTAGGAAAGTGGTATAAACCTCCCTCTCCCACGGCATCATACTTTCAACTTCAGTCAAACTATATTTATGGTACTGCATGAGGGCAAAGTTCATTCTATAGTACCCCTCCAGATTGTTCTGGAAGAGTGCTATGCGAAAAAATTCTGTAGTCCCTCAATGGTGTATTCAGAGTCTTTTCCTGTTTTTGGGTTTACGACCGTAAATATGTGTCTGAGTTTTGGCGAAGTTGTGTAGAATTGCTGAATTTTCTCAAATTGCTTGGTAGTCAAACTATCCACAAATTCACGAAACTCTTTCTTCGTGGTAGTCCCAGAATCGTAAACTTCTTCACCTTGGAAAATCTGATCAATGGAATCCGCAATAAATTCATAAACTTCTTCAGTTTTCATCTCTTTCTGAAGAAACTCTCTTTCAACAAATTGCTTCATGCTTGGATATCGCATGACAATTCCAGATTCTTCGTCAAACATGATTTTAGGGTCATGCCCTTCTGGTTTGAATACTTCAACTTCGTTGATATTAATAACTGCTTCAACTTCAGTCTCATTATCATCCAAACAAGTGACATTCATCACAATTGTCTCACCAATAGATGCTGCTCTAATCTTCAGGAAGAGATATTCCAAATCAAAGCTAGGAAGTTCCTCAACCTTGATTCTGGAAATAACACAATTTTTGATAAGATCCTTTACTGCGTTGATTACTTGCTTTTCGTCTTGTGACTCTAATGCGAGTAAAAGAACCTTTTCCTCTTTTACGAGAAATGGGCGATATTTGATAGTTTTGCCAGTTGATGGCAGTTCAAGCTCATAAGTCGGATAACCAAGTTTTGGCAAAGCCATAATAAGTACCTCAGGTCGTATATTTATTTAGTGCGACTTTTTGACCCAAAAATTAGCGGAAAAAATTTTCCCAGTTTCATGAAATTAAAAAGTCAATTTCCATACGATACTGTGTGTCTTGCATAGTAGAAATTAACCGTGCATCTAGCAACCTGCGAGGTTCCATATGATAAAGGCACAGCATCAATAGAGTATGGATAACACTTCTCTAAAATGTATGTAATTGGAGCTCTATCATGAGAAGTGATTTTTCCTGGTTCGGTTTTTATGATACGCAAAGTTGATCTATATTGATCTGAAAATTTTAGTCTGTTGATTCTTGTTGCTGATCTAGCTTGAGCAGTTAAAGCACTTTGAAATGACCCATTATATGTTTGAGCAGAATCTATCTCTTCCCCATAAATTGAATCAAACCACGCAGTAAAAAATTTCAATGCAGTGAGATCCGCGTCAAGCAAAAATCCCAAACTAATGTCAGTGTAAATTCTTGTGTGTGGATAATAAACTGGTCCCTCTCCAAGATACCTGTTGTTTACCTGACTAACTCCATACTGTACGTTTGGAAGTTGTGCCTCATCACACAACATATCAACAATTGCTTTGTTGGTGGTGTTGTCATAGTATTTTGAGATAAAAGACTGACCTGCTGCTTTACCGTCAAAAGCAAACGAAATATTGTATCCAGTAGTAAAGGACATCCCCCCCTTACTACCGATCCTCTGCATGAAATCGTTAATCTTATGAACTGCCACCGCTAAATACAATTGTGGGAACTTATATATTTATGGCGTACTCTGGACTGTATAAACCAATCAATCCAAAGAAGTACCGTGGCAACCCATCTCGCATCATTTTTAGATCACTCTGGGAACGAAAGTTCATGGTGTTCTGTGATAATAATCCCTCTATACTAGAGTGGGGTAGTGAAGAAGTTATTATACCATATCGCTGTCCAACAGACGGGAGAGTGCATCGTTACTTTCCTGACTTCTACATCAAAGTTCGCGAAAGGACGGGTCAGATCACGAAATATATTATTGAAGTAAAACCCAAAAAGCAAACACAACCACCGAATGATAAAAATCGTAGAACCTCTGCCTATAAGAGGGCTGCCCTAACTTTCATGAAGAATCGTGCTAAGTGGGACGCTGCTCAAGACTTTTGTGAGGATAGGCAGATGAATTTTTTAATTCTCACCGAAGAGCACTTAGGAGTATAGACCCATGGCACAAGGTTTTGCAACCATCCAGCGTAATGCTACAAAAGCAGACGCTGGATACACAACTCTGTTTGAAAAAATAACAGAAATGACAGGAGGATCAAAGCAATCGTTTTCCTGGTATAAGAACGCTGTTAGAAAAGCAGCGATGGATTATAAGAAAGATCCAAAGAAACTGATTAGAGAAGAAAAGATAGACAACAGAGGTAACGAAGAAGAACCAGATGAGAACTTATTGAGACGTTACGCTGTCTCTGGTCACCTCTACATGTTTGAATACAAAGCGAAGATGAGACATCTTCCTTACTATGATACATTCCCCCTCGTCTATGTAATCAAGTCATCTCCAACAGAATTCTGGGGAGCAAACCTACACTACATGACACCAAAAAAGAGAGTTATGGCAGTGCAAAGATTATTAGAGGGAAGAATTGACATTCCTCGCCTTTGCTTCCATAAATATTTAATTGAACAAGTTGATGGATTCCTTTTGGATCTAGCATCAGACGAATGGGACACTGCTATTCTATTACCGATAGAGAACTTCGTCAGAAACGTGAAGGGTTCCAATAAAACTTTACCATACACGAAAGAACTTGTATGGGATGATGTGGATGAGAATTACTATGACCGAATCAAAACGAGGAGAGTCATTCGTGGTTATGGAAAACCTAGAGACACAAAAATGGTAAAATAAATGGCAACAGCACAATTTGATCCACAAAAAGGTGGTCAATATTATATTGATACCAACAATAATTACCAAGTTTGGGACATTCCATCTCAAAAATGGGTGGGATCTGCACGAAAGAATAATCTCATCCACAAAACCCTTGTAACCCCACCATCTTCAACAAATCCACCAGAACCAGTATCAACAACCAATCCATCCCAAACCACAACATCCCAAACCATAACATCTATTACAGTTGGTCCAACCACCACCTTATCGTCAGTAACTCTAAGGTGGCCAGAAGCAGACAATTTGACAGTGGGATCTGGAACTGATTATGTTATATTTGAGTTTGGAAAATACAAACCACCATTTGCAAAGGAAAGCACAGATGCAGCAGATGCTCAAAATGCATTAAATCTTTATAATGCCAGTGCAACAGCCTTTAAAGCAGATGAAGGATCAGCAGTGATCTTACCAATGCCCCAAGATCTAAGCACAGAATTCCAAAACACCTGGCAAGGAAAGTCATTTACTTCTCTCGGTAGAGCAGCAGTTGCTGCTCTTGGTGCTGGAAATTTAAGTCAAGCGTCAAAAATTGGAGACAATGATATTTTTGGTGCATTCAAAGACGCGATCACGGCTGCTGGATTAGACAAAATTCCAGGTGTCGGCGGAAATCTTTCAATGAATGATATTAGTGGGTCCACTCGTGGTGTAATCTTAAACCCAAATGCTGAAGTTCTTTATGAAGCACCAAACCTAAGAGAAATAGGAATGGTGTTCAAGATGGTTCCACAATCACAAAAAGAAGCCGATAACATTCTAAAAATTTGTCAACTTTTCAGAAAATCTGCATCACCAAGTTATGGAACTGAGGATGCAATTGCCGACTTTAGTTTTGACGATAGTAAAGGTTTTACATCTGGCGATAATCAAAAAGGAGTCAACTACATCCATGTTCCAAAGTTATGTAAGTTTACTTTCATGACTGGTGGCGGTGTAAACAAAAAGATTGCACAATATAAACCCTGTGCTATGACTCGGGTGGATGTAAACTACACACCAGATGGAACCTATGCTACATATTCAGATGGAACACCAGTAGCAATTACATTGTCCATTAGTTTCATGGAGACAAAACTCATCTTTGCAAACGAAATCAATCTGAGCGGGGTATCCTTCTAATGTACTTTTCAAACATCCCAAACGTACAATATGATGTTAAACCAATATCATATCCGTTTTCGGAATTTGATTATGTGATTACCAAAAACTTCTTTCGTAGATTTAAGATCAACGAAAACGTATTTGGTTACACTGTGCTGTATAGAAAGGTTGCAGTAGAAGATGGACAAACTGCTGCTGATATTGCGTACAAAGTATATGGTGATCCATTTTATGATTGGATTATTATACTTTCAAACAACATCATCAATCCAAACTACGGGATGCCTCTAGACTCTTACACACTAAGAAAGGTGGTTGAGGATAAGTATGGAGAATCAGAAGCATACTCAGGAATTCACCACTACGAAACACTAGAGCACCTCTCAGGACAAATACTAGGTGATAACAATGTTGTTGCTTTAGAAGGTGGACTGATTGTTGATTACAATTTTTACACCACTCCCTTCTCATATTGGAATGGATCCTCTACTGTTAGTGTTCCTGGCAACACAGTCTCAAAACCAGTGACAAACTATGAGTATGAGGTTGCAGAGAATGAGAAGAAAAGAGAGATTTATATTCTGAGACCAGACTATCTGCCAAGGTTTGTTGAAGAATTTGAAGTAAGAAACTTCTACAAGTCAGAGTGCTCTGATTTTATCTCCAAGAGACTAAAAAAGGTCGCAGTTTAGTGCGACCTTTTGAGTGAAAAATTTACGGAAAAAATTTTTCCAGTTTTATAGAATTCACTTTAGCGTTTCCACTGCAGCAAGTGCCTTCTGACGAAGAGACTCGGGGAGAGGAACATAACCAAGACCATCTGCTTTCTGTTGCTGAGTTGGGGTCAGCATCCAGCGAAGCATGTCCTTCACATCATCATTCTTCTCATACTCAGGATACGCTAGGATCCAAGTAAGGGAGACAATAGGGTA